ATTAAATCAGCATCAAGACCATAAATACATATACTACGTCGTTGAATATCCGGTAGTTTACGAAGTTCATATATAAGTTTATGCTCTCCTTCTCCGTTTAATCCAGTCCCATTAATGATTGCATATGGAAATCGTCTTTTTAGTTCAACTTCTAGTTCACGCATATAAGGAGTATCTGGAGAGATTTGGTTACGGTCAAATGTTCCTTGCTCTTCTTTAATACGCATACGACGATAACGTTGTTGAACAATTTTTGCGTATGGAACGAGCCCGTCCATAGCAATGATAAGTTGTTTGGGTTTACAAATCTTTTCGACAATGTATTCTAGTGCTTCTAGAATAGATGAAATTGGCTCGTCATCTTTTAGATATCGATGAATGAGACAGTTGAAATCAATTACAAATACATCTACTTCCATAAGTAGATTTTTCTTGACGGCTTCTATAATGCCTTTGTGACTCTTTGAAAGACTTGCAAAATAAAACGGTATTCCCATTCTATGTGTTATCGCGATTGAGTGAAAACTCTTGGTATGAGACAAATGTATTGGATTGTAGCACTTCTGTTTTTGATAGGGGCTTTAGCATATGGATATTCTATTTCGAATCAGGTAAAAGTGACTACACCTGGTTGTAACTCTTGTCCCAAAAATACAGGAAATTCTCTTTAACATATAAATGCCATTATTGGCAGATGAAGATTTGCCACAAGGTGGTCGCCCTCGTAAATGGATTCAGGAAGTTGTTGGTCATATGAAAGAAGGCGCATTTACAAAGCAAGCTAAGCAGCATCATATGTCCACAGAAAGGTTTGCTAAGGAAGTGAAAAAACACCCCAAGAAGTTTACACTAAAAACTCGTCGCCGAGCTCAATTTTTCAGAAATATTCGAAGAAAAACCTTGCGTAAAAAGTAAAATGTACGCTAAACTCCTATTTCATGCGCTTCTTTTCTTTGTACTTGTTCCCGGTGTTCTTGTCAGCCTCCCACCTGGAGGTAGCAAGCTAGTTGTCGCGGGTGTTCACGCCATTGTATTTGCGGTCGTAAGCCACCTTGTTTGGCACCTAGTTTTCCCTCGCCGTTAAATATAAATGGACCTAATTAGTTCTCTTCTATCTGCGCTTCTTTTTGCAGCCTTTGTACCAGGTGTTCTTGTTAAGATTCCTTCGCATGGAAGCCCTGCTACTGTTTTAGTTGTTCATGCAGTTCTATTTGCCATTGTTACGACTCTTGTAATGCGCTTTTATTGGCACAACATCAAGGGTGTGGTTGAGCGGTATGGAAATTATGGAGCAACTTGCCCTAATGGACACGTTCTGGGAACAAATCAAGGCGGCAAACCCGACTGCGTACCTGTTGGGCGCGCTACATTTGACCCCGCAAGCAAGATGCCTCTAAATCCTCTTGGTACTAAGTAAATGTGGGTAAATATATTACTTAAAGCAGTTTTATTCATGATTCTTGTTCCAGGAGTACACTTAAGTATTCCTCCTAGAGCATCCCTACGAGAGCAAGCACTTATTCACGGTGTAGTTTTTGCGGTGGCGAACTATTTTGTATATCGTAATGTTCTTCCTCTAATGGAAAGATTTGATACGTTTCATCCAGATTCAAAAAAGGACACACCTTGTCCGCCTAATTCTGTTAAATGTCCTTCCGGAGATTGCAAACTAAAGAGTGATATTTACGGGTTATGCTGATATAACCCATAATGGATGACCTACTAGATACTTATTTGTTAATTGCAATTTTTGTAGGTCTGTTAGCAATAGGCATATGTATTTATGCTACCATAATCATCGATATTAGACGTACTAACAGTAACACTTACACTGAATTAGTTTAAAGAAAATTTAGTTATCACATATTGAACACTTGGCATGTGTAATTCAAAAATAAGTAAAACTTAAGACGAAGTAGGTGGACGTTTAAGATAAGATTCTTTTGCCTTTATCAAGGTTAACTGTATGTCCGCAAGACGCTTAATAGCTTCTTCTACAGAATTCTCAAATAAAAAACCATGATATGCTCTCACAAGCAGCGGTTCTATATTTTTTATTTCAGTTTTTGCATATGATATTAATCTTCCGTAGAAAACGTTGTGCATGGAATAATGTTAGATTATTTTTTACGTCGTAAGGTGATTGTACGTATACGGGTATGCAAGTGGGCTCCAAATAGTCCGGTTTAGTCCATTTCCATACATATAGTTATACGATGGTGTTTGAATACTAGGTGTGGTATCGAGCGAAGGCATATCAGAATAATTATCCTCTGGACTCAAAACTGGGCGCGGCACATAAGAGTTATCAGGAGAAATAAGCGGGGGCATATCTGCATAATCGTCATTCGATACAACGCTGGGACTAAACTCAACAACAAGCTGGCGAGTATTAGTAAGACGCTCATCAATTGGCTTGGAGAAGTCTTGCTTACGCCGAGTATAATAATTAACATCTCCAAACAAGCGAATTATATTTGTACGAAAGTCTGGACTCTGAACAAGACTATGAATAGGAACTCGAGTTCCTGGAGTATACTCTGCTTGCAGAACGGTAGCGTCTGAAGGAGAATGTATATACTCAAACACTACAAACTTGCGTGAAATACCTGGATAACGTTCCATCGAGTAGAGAACATCGCGATACTTATTGTAATCCATATTTTGGAGGATATGTGCAAAACACTTCTGAACGTTTGTGTTGTCAATTGAAGGCTTGAAGATTGTTGTGAGCATTCTGTCGTATAATATGGTCATTTCATAGTATATATCTAATCCGTTTTTAAGGAAAGCCATTAAAAACGAATTTGTAATTGATAGGAATATGTATTATTCACCACAATGCAATCATTTTACAACATTCAAGACGACTACGATGTGGATGCAATCGAGATTGATTATCCTGAAGATGACGACTGGGATGATGAATATGAAGAGTATCTATTCTATCTTGACTGGCTAGAGCAGTCTTGGGATTGAAAACGGATTTTATAAGTCCAATATTTTAACATAAAAAGCTAAAATGCCTTCAAAATACTACAATCATGAGACATGGCCTTCACCAGTTGCAAAAATCGTTGTAAAAAATCTCGGTCTTGATGTTCTACCAGGTGGAATAAAGATTAAGAGAATTACTCATGACCAAGCACTTGATATCCTGACAAAGCGGGCTAACAAAAATAGAGTTGAAGAGTTTCTTTCTATGAAAAGAGAAAACGCGTGGATAGCAATTGGTGCAACATTCAATCCACTTTACAAAAAAGATAGAAAATACTACTAAACACTTCTAATAAACTCCCATTTCAGATATTCACAAATTTTTTTCCAGATAATATCGTGTGCTATTAATCGGTCGCGGCTTTTTAAGAGAGGAAAGTATATTTTATACTCATCTAATTCTAGAAGTTCAAAGAACTTATATAAAATGTACGAATAAGAAAGAAAGTTGGTACGGTCATTAGGGCAATACAGCAAAAAAGGTGCCTGTATTTCCTGGAACATGGCTCGTATTTTTTCTTCGATTTCCGGCGTAATTGTCGGAGGCGGATTCCCATTGAGTCTAGAGAGGATGTGGGTTGCGTGCTCATAATACTTAGAACGGTTTAGCTTCTTTAAAATCTCTCTCATTCCAATCTCATTTAATTCTGCAATATTTTGAATACGACGTTTCTTAATTTCACATATTACTTCATGCATTACATCATCGGGAATAATAGTACTTTCCTTTGCTTGAAATTGATTTAAAATTTCATTCAAGTGGTTAATCTTCTTATAAGCATAATTATTGCGTTCCTTCGGTGGGTCACGAAAAGACGGAAAATCTGAAACAACTAACATATATTCCTCAGAGCCACATTTTGGACATACTAAAATACCTTCTTCTGATAATTCTTCACGAGCAATATTACATTTGTCACAATGTTCAGTAGTGTATGTCTTTTCGGTAATTTCAATTCCAGTATTTAACTTCATACGTGTTGTAAACTCATCGTATAAGTCTTTTTTTGAAACAGCAGTTGTATCTACAGCTGTCTGTGTTAAATATTTCACGAATGTATTTTGGTCGGCAGGTGTAGTGGTCATACATTGAACTTTATCCGAGCCACTATAGTATTTTAGAATAATGTCAGCATTGCGAATATAGTAATCCTTTAATGGGTCTTTCTGTGCTAATCGCATTTCTATAGTTCTCAATTCATCCTGAAGTTTTGTAACTTTATATACGTCTCTCATATCATCCAATTCTTTTTGAATTTCAGACTGTCGGCTTATTAGTTCTTCGATGTTCACATCTTTCATTTCAGATACTAAATTCTGATGAATAGAATCTAGTGTTCCAGACATAGTTTCACTAGCCTTTGTTTTTGAAACTGTATCTCTAGACTTCTTTATTCTAAAAATATTATCCATTTATCTATCCTTCATTTTCTGCCTGAAAATATGAAATACAAAATTCCAAGACCGGCAAGAATTGTTGGAATTATTGAAACAAAACTAGTTTCATTTGAAAAGGATTCTGTAGATGCCATACATTGTGACGAATCTACCTGCTGACACTGACTTCCAGTTAAATCTGGGTCTAAATCCTTACTCACGAATTTTGCTTGAGTTCCTCCTGTAACTGGGCACGACATACAAACACATGACGGGTTTGCATCCGCAACTAAAGCAGAAAACATATGAAGAGGATTTAAGCCTTCAATATCATCAGCTACTCCTGGAATGAGACCATTAAAATCTGAACCTAATTCGGAGATAGAAGGAGGCAAGGCAGCAGCGCCTGAAGACATGTTATTGACATAATTATATCTTGGTTGCAATGACCCATCTGAAGCTGTACACATTCCGCCTGTATTAATGAAAAACTGGTTTCCAAGTGGAGGATTACCGGTAATTAGTGATTCTACATAATAAGCTACCGCATTTGCGTTAGAACCAAGTTGCCCGAATGAACCATTAGAACCAACACCCATTGATGTTGGACCGGTAATATGGTCTGCATAACTGTAGTCTGGACCAATAAGTTCTGTCTCAATGCCAGATGCTTTATTTTCAAGTTTTTTCCATAGTGAGTTTCCGCCTAAATCTGCCATTATTAACTACTGATGTTTTTTGATATACTCGATAGCCTGGACTCTAAATGAAGAATTTGTTAATGCGCATGGTCTTTGTGAAAGAATATTTGTGGCTACTACCTTTGGCGACATTCCAAATTTAATAGACAAATACATAAGAAGAAGAAAACCACTTCTATTAACACCACAATAGCAGTGAACATAAATATTTTTACAGTTCTCATCTGCCAGAAATTTGTTCATTGTAGATTCAAAATCAGAGTACCATTTTGTAATATCTTCGTTGATATTGTCAATTGCTCCAATGCACGCATGTCTACTCGGAAATTCATTATAAAACCACTTATTTGAAGCCGAATTTTGTGCGCAATTTACAACATGTGTTATTTCATACTGCTGAAATGTGGATACATCTATAGTTATAGCAGAACCCATATAGATTCTAGTATGAACTTTGGCAATTGGGTCTTTTTCCCAACCTTTTGAATTGCGTCTATATCTTTCCCAAACATCCTCCATGTGTTATCTGTTATACGTCAAAAACGTATTCGTTTTTATCCACACAGCCACTCTCAAGGATGGAGTATAAGCCCGCGCACAATTTGCATCTGCATTATGCAGAACTCTACAAACGTAACAAGTTGCTGGCATCATCAAGGAATCGCATTGGTACTAGGTCTCGTGGATGTGGGTGGTCTGACAGCACTTTACATGCAGAACGGGCAGTTGTGAAACGTTTTGGCGACGTATCACAACTTCACGGTTGTATTCTGATTGTCGTTCGTATTAATAAAAAAGGCGAACTTCTAAACTCAAAACCATGTTCAGATTGTACTAAATTTCTCGAGAAATGTATGAAAGAATATGGGCTTTTAAAGGTAATGTACTCTTGATATACAAGGATGCATAAGCTATACATTGTAACATATATGAATAGCATTGACCTAGAAGATTGTATTATTGCAACTACCTGGGAAAAGGCACTTGAACTTCTAAATAAAAAACCATCTCAAAAGCAGATTATTGAATACACCTTGAATCAAGAAGGTGTTTCAAATTTTTGGAATGCAATATATTATTATAGCAATGGAGTTTTAGTGGTTGACTAAAATAAAGACCCAAACAGAGTTCCAACCACATAAGCTATTGCTACAGCAACACCAGCAAGGACTGCGGCACCCATGTAGGATGGAACACCTCCTGATGTATATGTATTAGGAATATATTGAAGAATGAGAGAACGAGGTGTACTGAGTGAAATAATCATAGCTGCTGCAAAGAATCCGAAATATACCATCAGATTTTTTACCGCATATCGAATTGTATTAAAAGTATGTGTGTGATTCGTCATCTGCATTGCTGGCTTCTGGGGAGATGTATTCATAGGAGAAATGAACGGGTCTACACCACCTGTCACAATCGGAGAAAAGGTTGTCGACTGTGGAAGCTGAGGATTTTGAACGGGGCCAGAACCAAGAAGGTCGCTTAAGTCTGTTGCTCCGTCTGCCATTTATTTAGAAGAGAGGATTTCACATTGCGTATCCTCCGCATGATACTCAAAACATTTACCATCTATCTTTACTACCTTACCTTCAATTTCATGAACTGGTAAAGATAACGTAGACTTACTTTGAAATGGTTTATGAAACAAGAGAATCGCAATACCAAGCCCAACAATAAATGAAAGTAATGGTAGTGTCTCTTTAGAAATCGGATTCATTTGTGTTGAGATGCGATGAAATTAAGAGAGGTTGCATTAACACAAGGGACCTCTGTTGTTTTAAATCGAACACATCCTGCATCGGTATGCATGGGGCTGATATTGTAAGGAGTTGGTAGTTGTGGAACATTTCGCAGAGGTGGTGTAAAAACAACTGCAATAAGTAGTCCAGTAAGAAACCCCGCAAACAACCAAAGTATTGAGAACATTCTTATCTAGTACCTCGATTATTAGGTACGCATGGACATACGTAAGGGTATGTCAGTCTATTAAAATTGGGATTGCAATTGATAGTAACTGAAAGCTTATTTTCAGATACTACATTTCCAGGATATTGTGCTTTAGTAAGTGATGCTTCTGCTAATGTGCGAATCTTATTTGTATAAGATTGTGAGCTCATTTACTATCACTGCTAGGAATTCTTAGCTTACGTCTAACTTTTACAACTGGTATAGGCAAAACCTCAATGGGTTGTTGCTTCATTGCTTCAAATTGCTGGCGCACCTGCTCTACGGGAATACCCCGATACACCATCTCCATTTTCAACTTTAGGAATTTGTCCATACTCTGTTATGGGAACATTTCTTACAGCATTATGCCACGTAACTGGTTCAAATTTAACCTTTTGAAGCTCCGGAGGCGTTCCAGTTCCATGACTCATATACAAAAAGTACCCAAATGCAAAAAGTACCACTACTAGTAAAATTACATTAAACCACCATGAAAACATGGAATCGCGAACATTTTTAACCCATAGTAAATTATTCTCAATTTGAGAAGCCGTATCTTTTACTAAATGAAACATCTTACTGATTGATAAGAAGATTGAATGGCATCTTTAACCACAGTATACATGATTTCAGTTCTATTATCGAGCGCAGCTGGAATAGGTGCTGCATTTGTAGGCAATACGATTTATCCTATCAAAGGAGGTGGAGAACCAGTAGAAGTTAAAAAGGCACCGGCGGAGGAACCTAAACCGGAGGAAACCAAGGAGGAAGAGCAACCAAATGCTGAAGAACCTAAACTTGAAAAAGAGGAACCTAAACCCGAAGAAGCCAAACCTGAAGAACCTAGGCGAGATAAACTTACTACAGCAATTATGGATGGTTTTAAAATGGACGAAGAGTTTGC